GTGGATTAATAATTCTTTATAATAACTTCTTTTGTCTTTGATTCTGGATTTTTAGAATTAATTGCTCTTTTACATAAAATTGATGATATATTATATTTTTGATTTGTAAAGTTTTCATTAACTAATCTTACATCTGAATTACTTAACATTATTTTTTTATTTGTTTCTGTTAAATTATGTATTAAATTAAATAAATTTATATGATTTTCTATTTTAAATCCATTTTTGGTATATCCTACAAATGAAGTTTCTGTTTCAGATGCATATGGTGGGTCTAAATATATGAAATCATTTTGTTCTGTTAATGATAATGATATATTAAAATCGCAACATTCAAATATTACATTTTGAATTAAATGATGTATTTCTTCTAAATGTTCTTTATTTATAATTTCGGGATTTTTATAATGTCCGAATGGAACATTAAATCCATTTGGACCAACTCTAAATACACCTCTAAAACAAGTTTTATTTAAAAATATAAACATTGCAGAACATAATATACTTTTTTTATCACTTAATTTATTATATTCACTTCTTATCCAATAATAATAATTTTCTTTTGCTATTTTTGCTTCTGTTATATTTAATGGTATTCTATTTATTTTACCATCATCACATTCATTAAAATCTTTAATAATAGATTGCAAGATATCATATAATTCATTATGATACATTTGAATATTTTTATAAAGATAAATTAATGGTTCATTTAAATCATATGCATATATATTATTTTCAATTTTTATAATACCATTTTTAATATAAGATAATAAAGTTAATAAAACACTACCACCTCCTAAAAATATTTCACGATAATTATTCATTTTAACTGGAAAATCCATAATAAGTTTATCCATTATTTGAGTTTTACCACCAACCCATTTTAAAATAGGTTTAGGGATATTTATTTTTTTAGTCAAAACATCTTTAACAACTTTATTTTCATTTTCATTTTCATTATCCATTTTAAAATATATATAATCTAACATAAAAAAATCATTTTTTAAATATCTTTAAATGTTTTTATAAATAATTTAGATGTTTCTTTTGTATCAATAATAGGTTTTGGATAATTAATATTTGTGTATTGTTTTGTTTCCCAATTTAAAATTATTTTATTTGATATATTTTTTAATTCAGGTATCCATTTTTTTATATATTCACAATCTTTATCAAATTTTTTCATTTGCAATGTTGGTGAAAATATTCTAAAATAAGGTTGACTATCTGTTCCAGTTGATGCACACCATTGCCATCCACCATTATTTGAAGATGGATCATAATCAACTAATGATTTTGCAAAATGTTCTTCTCCTTTTCTCCAATCAATTAATAAATTTTTAACTAAGAATGATGCAACAACCATTCGACATCTATTATGCATCCATCCAGATATTTTTAATTGTCTCATAGCAGCATCTATTAACGGAAAACCTGTTAATCCATTTTTCCATTTTTCTAATAAATCATTATTATTATTCCATTTAATATTTTGATATTTTTTAATAAAAGATTGTCCATTTAATACATATGGAAAATAATTTGTTATTATTGCATAAAAATCGTGCCAATATAATTCTCTAATTATTCCATGTGTTATAGGTAATATATAATATATTTCTCGAATACTTAAACAGCCAAATTTAATATATGCACTTAATTTAGTTGTTTTATCTAAAAATGGATAATCTCTTTCATTATCATAATTATTAAATTTACCAGATTTAAGTTTTTGTAATATAATTAATGCATTTTTTCTACCTCCATTAACTAAAATAAATTTATTTACTGTTGGTCTTATAGAATTAAGAGAAGATAATAATAATGATTTATCATCTTTAATAAAATTAAAAGTTTTATTTGTTATCAATGATCTTGGTTTTTTTAAAATACTTTTTTTATAAAATGGTGTAAATTTTAAATAAGGTTCTTTATTATCTTTCATTATTTCTCCAATATTATGTAAAGTATAATCTTCTGCTGTAATAATTTCTATTTGTTTATTTCTAGCCCATAAATTAATTTCATTATCTCTTTTTTTTGCGTATGGTGTATAATCTTTATTATAAGAAATAACATCAAACTTAAATTTTTTATATAATTGATCTAAAATATTAATTTCATTATCTGTATAATAATAATTCATAAAATCTAATTCATCTAAACTTTCAAATAAAAATTGTGCTGCATTTTTAGAATAATATTTATTTTCATTTTCATCTATTTGTTTTTTGTTAAATATAAATATAGGTAATATTTCTGATTTTGGATATTTATTTTTAACCATATTTAATGCAGTATTATCATATGTTCGCAAATCTCTTCTAAATATAAATAAAGTTTTCATATATTATATATATTATTATGAAACAATTATTATCTTTCGATATTGGCATTAAAAATATGGCATATTGTTTTGCTATTATTAATGATAATGATAATGATAATGATAATGATAATAATAATGACTTAATAATAAAAGCTATTGATAAGATTGATTTAAATTGCAATAAAAATAATATTCAGAATATTATTGATAATACAATTGAATTTTTAGATGATTTAATGATTAAATTAAATCTTGAAAATACAACAGATAAATTAATAATATTAATTGAATGTCAAATGACTTCTATAATGCGAACAATTCAAACTTGTATAAATACATATTTTAAATTAATTGGTAAGCATTTAAATATAGATATTGATACTATTTATGTATCACCTAAACATAAATTAAAAATAATGGATAAATATAGTGATATTGTATTATCAAATAAATATAAACAAAATAAATTAGATGCTATTTATTATGCATCACATTTATTAAAAACTGTATATAAAAATGATGAGATTTTAAGAATAATAAATTCTCATAAAAAAAAAGATGATTTATGTGATACATTTTTAATGTGTGTTTATTATCATATTCAATTAAATAAATAAATATTTATATAATATAGATGGCGACAAAAGAACAAAAAATTGAAAAAGCAGATACAATATTATCATTTATAATTTTAATATTTTTATTAATATGGATTATAGGAGGTATTATTGCTTTCATTGCAAGTATGATGTGTTTAGGTTATAATTCACCAATAAAAGATAAAATATTAGGTGTAGTTTTTAGTATTATAGCTGGTCCATTTTATTGGATTTATTATGTTTATAATATTAATTATTGCAATTCTAATCAATATTATTATTAATATATTATTAATATATAGATTATTAATAATATGAGTACTACTACTACACTAGCACCAATTCAATTAAAATTTGAGGCAACACCAGAAGAAACTAATACTTATAGTGAATATGATATGTTAAAATCAGTTGTAGGTGAAGTAAGAGCGCCATTAATTTTTTCAATATATAGTATTGTAAATAGTTCATTTTATGCAATATGGATATCGTTATTTATTTTAATTTGGATAATATCTGGATTTGCGGCATTTATAGCTTCGTTTGTATGTTTATTTTATAATTCATCATTTGGAGATAAAATAGCTGGATTAGTTATGGCATTATTTGCTGGTCCATTTTATTGGTTATTTTATATTTATAACAGTAATTATTGTAATAAATATATTAGTTATGGGTATTAAAAATCTTTAATTATTTGCAATTAAAGTTAATTGTTTTATTACATTACTGTTAAAATCAGTAATTTTATTTGCATCTATAACTTTTGCTAAATTAAGCCAAAATTTATCTAATAAATATTTCTTATTATTTTTATTAACTTCTTTACATTTCTTATATAACCATTTATATAATTTCATTTTATTTGTAATGCTACAATTATCTTTATTATATGGACATATCATTCCTCTTCCTAGATCATTTTGCATTTTATCAGGTAATTCTTGATAAATTTCGCAAAATGATGTATAATTGTAAGGTTTGCATTGTATTTGAACGTGTTTAAAATCAGTATATACATCACTATCATCAATAATAATAATTTCAGGATTTTTTGGTTTAATTTTATTCAATAAAGGATCAATAGATTTTGTATAAGATTGTAATTTTTTATTTTTAAATTCTTTACATTCTTCTCTTGTGAAAATAGGTCTATTTAATTTAATATTATTTTCTTTTTCTATTAATTTTATTTGTATATTTGCCCAATCTTTACTAGATGCAGTATATACATAAAAATATACATCATTTTTATATAATTCGCGCATTTTATTTATAAAATATATGAAATAAGGACGAACTAATTTTGATTTTTCATTATAATATTGTGATAATATTTTATTAATATTTATTAATTGTTTGCTATTATTCATTATTTTAGAAATATTATATAATTGTAATTGATAACTGCAATCTCCTATTATTGTACTATCCAAATCAATAATAAAAACATATTTTTTCATTATTATCTGTTTAATATTTAGAGAATATTAAATGTTAAAAAATAAAAAATTAACAGAAAAAGAAATTTGTGATAAATGGCTTTTAGATAAAACTATTAATCCAGAAACAACCCGTAAAATTAAAGAAAATGGCGAAGTATATAAGAAATTATTAAAAAAATGTTCCTTAAATAAAAAAGAAAAAGAAATTTGTGATAAATGGCTTTTAGATAAAACTATTAATCCAGAAACAAAACGTAAAATTAAAGAAAATGGCGAAGTATATAAGAAACTTGAAAAATTATGTTCCTTAAATCAAAAAGAAAAAAAAGAAGTTAAATCAAATTCAGAAGAAAAGAAAATAAATGCAATTAAGAAAATACATAAATTATTTATTCCATATGTTAAGAGGATATCTATAAATATTATTGATCGTGTTAATTATTTTACAATAATGAAAAAATACATGTTATCTATAAAAGAAACAAAAAATTGTGTTAGATTATATAATATAGATGAAAAGACTAAGAAACCAATATATAGAGTTGGAAATAGAATTATATTAGATAAACAAATTGGTTCAGATAGTGTATTTGGAATTGTATTTTTATCACATTTTAAAACAAATATTAAATATGGAACTAAATTTGATAGATTAAATAAATTTGCAGTTAAAATAACAAATCAAACTAAAGAAAATAAAAATGAGGTTAAAGTTCTTGAAGATTTAACAAAACAAGTTATTGATTTTAAATGTCCGCATTTTCCTATTT